TAGTTCCTGGAATAAGATATCTCATAATAAATCCAATAGGCAGTATCCTAAATCCCCCAGGCACGGGCCCAATCGCTTGGAGGAATGCAAACAGCACTGATTTTTATGCTGCTATCTATGATCCGATACAGTGGGACGGCAACCAATGGAACGTGGTGTTTAATGCTGCTGCTACTACGAATGTTACGTACGTTACTAACCTAAAGACAGGTATACAATACAAGTGGGACGGAACTGCTTGGACTAAGAGTTTTGAGGGAGAATATCTTCCAGGATCTTGGCGTTTGGAACTCTAATGATAAAGAAAATCAAAGGAAGCGGAGCTTTAATACTGAGCCAAAAAACTAGCCGATTCTTGTTCTTACAGAAAGCAAATGGAAAGAAAGAAGGTATTTGGGGACTAGTTGGTGGCAAGACCGAAGCAGGTGAAAGCATCTGGCAAGGTTTGCAGAGAGAGATGACCGAAGAAATAGGTCAATTACCAACCATCATCAAATCAATACCACTAGAAACGTTTGTTAGTGATGACGAACACTTTAATTTCCAGACCTATATCTGCATAGTCAAAGATGAATTTGTACCTGTTCTAAGCGAAGAACATATGGGGTGGGCATGGTGCCGTGCTGATAATTTTCCAAAACCTATACATCAAGGTGTAAAAAATACGCTCAATAATAAGATAATACGTGCTAAGATTGATACTGTATTTGAGCTATTAGATACTATAAGCTGATTATGGCCATGCGCCAGTTACCCAAGGAATTTTAACCCATATATCCGCAGATCCGGTCGTGTAATTTGCGGTGCAGTAATAGAAGTTATAAGCATTAAATGCTATAGAACCTGCGGTGTCTCCTGAAGCACCCTTAGAAGTGCTAGGTGCTGCAACAACACTGTTAGTGAGAGATGCAAGCTTAGAGTCAACATATGCTTTATTAGGTATGTGATTAGCGTCAGTTACATTAGCTGCATAGTTGCTGGCGCCCCTAACCGCTATGACGCTGCTGCTTCCTACCTGTAGTGTTATGTTATTAGTAGATACGAATGATGTAGCATGAACTGAGTTTAGTCCACCGTTTACTGTTTTAAAAACAAAAGAACCATATTTTGTAGTTCCGGTGTTGCTGTCAGTCCAGCTAATCGTTTCATCCCATAAGATCTGTGCATTGCCGTTACTGTCAGATGGGCTAGCACCTCTATAGATATCAAAACCTGCCTGTTGTAAGAACGGAGATGTGCCTGTAACTCCGCTCGAACCTTGTTCTGTGCTGTTTAATGTTACGACATTATCGGCGATTGTTAGTTGTGTAGTAGTCAATGACGTGTTAGTCCCAGTGATCACTAAGTTGCCGTTTATTATAACATTACCTGATGAACTACCGGTATCCAGGGTGATGGTACCACCCTGGGCCGTTATCTTGTAATTGCTACTTACACGTACTATATTGACTGACATCAACTATTATCCGTTGTCGATAGTAACTTGGTCAGCTGCTGGCGAACCACTAAAGGTCCACTTTACAGATGCACCGGTCGCAAATGTAGTTCCGGTATTCTGTGTTAGAGTAGCTTTGTGGTTAGTTAGCTTAGTCACATAGTATGTACCGCCGCCTGAGTCAGTAGCGTTTATAGTAGCCTGACCTGCACTAGCAGGTGAAGCAGCTACTAGTTTTACATATCCAGCACCGTCTGTATTTTCAACTTTGTAAGTGCGTCCATTTTTCTGCTTGATTATATCGCTGTTTGAACGTGCAGTACCGCCTACGTTCGCAGTTATCAAGATAGCCTTATCACGATCACCTGCTGTTCCTGGAGCACCTGCTGAAGCACTAGAAACAACAAGAACAGCTGAAGCTGCTGCACCTTGGTTGTTGCCGATAGTGACAGTAAGAGTCTGGGTTGATATATAGCCATCACCCGCGTTAGTGATAGTTGCGCTTGTTAGACCCCATGCTGCTGAAGTGATAGTGAATGTCTGTCCTGTGCCTGATGTTCCAGATTGGACTAGAGCGATAGCACCAGTAGCTGATGTGATGCTAGCTGCTGGGAACGCACCACCGTTTGACAGTGCTACTGAAGCGATAGTGTTGTAAGTTCCACCTTTGACTGCTGTCGCTGTTACTGAACCAGTAGTGCTAAATGTTGTTGGAACTGGAGTTCCTGCTACAGCATTAGCATATGTGCTAGCAACTGTGATGCTGGTTACGCTCGTACCACCAACTGCGACATAGTATGTTCCGCTTGGTAGTGTTGTTCCGCCTACTGTAGTTGTGATGACCAAATCTTGGCCGACTACGTATGTTCCTGATGCTACGGTGATAACACCAGCTGTGTTAGTTACTGCTGTTACTCCTACACCTGTAGTAGCTGAAGTTAGTGTAGGTGTTAGGGTGATAGTACCACCTGCTACGGTAGCTGTCACGTTTGCGCTGCTATATGCGATAGTTGCTGAACCAGTTAGTGTTCCACCGCTTAGGTATTTGAAATTTGCTGTACCAGTTGCTGTGATAGCACCTTCTCCGCTTAGAGCAGGAGTTGGAAATGTAAGTGTTGCAGCAGCAGCCTGCGCAGCAGTGAATGAACCTGCTGTGATGCTACCGATGCTTGCTATTCCTTCGCCACCTAATCCAGCATCACCTCCTGAGTTTGCGGCCCCTAGGTTACCGTCAACACCACGGTTGCGGTTACCAAAATATTTCTTGTTTAACGGACGTCCCATTTGTTTTCTCCTTTTAAATGGCGTTCTAGGCCCTACGCGGTGGGTTTCCGCATAAGTTCTCGTGAACAAATATATTTATCGTTTAGAGAGAGATGCTAGGAGATGCATCTTAGAAAACATGCGTATCACGTCATTTATTTCATGCAGTTTTTCTAATTTTTTCTTCACGTGGTATTCTGAATGTCGTTTTCGCAGCTCGATATCTATCAAACCTAATTCTTTAATTTTGATCTCGATATTCTTTGACAAGCGATAATAGTCGTGATAAAATCCAGGAATCTGTCTTGCTAGTTTTTTTAACATAGCGTCAACAGCATACCAATCTTGTGTATCTTTGATCTCTGGTATCATGATTTACTCTAACACAGATTACTTATATGTCAACCAATAGCCACAAAAAAGCGGGCATTTCTGCCCGCTTTGTTGTTAGAATTCCTAAAATATTAGGAGAACTTTACGTTGCCGTTAGTGATACCAACTAGACCCAAGTAGTCAGCTGCGTTGCCGAGCGACGATGCAGCATTTGAAAGCTCTACATAACCATAACGTGTCATGAAGCTTACGACTGGCTCGAAAGTAGCCGGATCAAGTACGACACCGCTTGACATTAGAGGAATGTATGGGCAGTAGAACGCTGGAGCGTCTGACTCAGTTGAACCCTTATAGCCAACTAGAACCGAAGTGCTGTCTTGTGCGTAACCGTCAACATAAACACGCATTGCACTGTTTAGAGTACCAACGAACTTAGTGTTAGTTGGAGCTTCAAAAGTGCCTTCTGTAGTGCGAGCAAATGCTGAAGTTGTTGCACTCTGTAGGATCGTTAGAGCGAACGGAGAAACAACTGCATAGTTACCAGCACCACGACGTGTACGCTGTGCAATCAAGTTAGCAACACGGTTGATCTGAACAGCCAATGCAGCATGCTCGTCACCAACGAATGTAGCAGTACCTGAAACAGCTGCCTGGTCGTATGTTTCAACGGCAGTACCAGCTAGGTTACGTAGTGAAGTTAGGATTTCTTGATCGATTTCAGCAGTGATTTCTTGTGCAAGTGCTGCCATGATTTCTGCTTCAATATCGATACCCTGTTGTGCCTGAGCGTCCTGTGCAGATTCAAAAGTCCAGCGAGCTGATAGCTTGCGAGTCTTTGCTTCTACGACCTGCTTTAGGATCTGGATGCTTAGACGGTTACCAGCACTACCTTCTAGTGTTGCAGTGCTGTTTGCCTTTGGTGAGCTTGCAGTAGCATTACCTGAGTAAGCTGACGCAATCTTGAAAGGACTTAGTGCTTCTTCACCTGCTACAACGCCGCTGCCTGATGATGTATCAGCATAGCGAACACGTAGAGTGTGGATTTGTCCTACTGGACCAGTCATTGGCTGAACGCCAACTAGTTCGTTAGCAATAACAGTCGGCATAACGCGACGTATTACTGGAAGTATTACCCTGTTTAGGGTTGCTACGTTACCGGCAGATGTGGCACCAGCAGTGGCAGACTCAGCGAGATACTTGCGTGTATTCTCGAGAGTAACGCTCATTACTGACTTCTTGTTTCCTGAAAGGCCTTCTAAAAGTGCTTCTTTCGTGTCCTGCCAGCGGCCTTCTAATAGTGTTGACATGTTTTAAACTCCTTATTTTATTCCCGCTAGTCTACGGATGTCAATGATGTTACTTTCAACAACAACATCTTTTGTGGTTGTTTCTTTGTTGCCTGTTACTTCTTTTGCCTCAACTAATGCCTGCTTTGGTGCCGTACCTTCGTTCAAAACGGACGGTAGATACTTGTCAAATGCTGTGCGGAGCTTTGATGTAGCTACACTCTCTAGGAGTTCACCCATTACTGCTCGCTTGTCTTTACCGAGAGGTGATAGCAATTCACCGAGGACTTGCTTACGAGCATCTAGCTCACGCATCCTTGATATTTCTTTTTCCTTGCTCTCGACAATCTGTGCTTTCTCTGCTATTTGAGCTTTTGCTGCTCTGATTTCTTTGTCCTTCTGTTCGAGGACTTTGAACATCTTAGCAACTTCTCTCTTTTCGTTGAGATAGCTATGTGTATATTCCGAAGCAAATGCTTCGAAGATTCTACGACCAAAGTCATTCGTCCTAGCCTGAGAAATATCTTCTTTTAGCTGATGTAGTTCTGACTTCAGTGAATTTACAACCGTTGTTTCAACCATCTTAGCAGAACGCTTGATGAACCTTGCTTTAACTTCTTCAAGTTGTGTCTTAGCTTCCTTGATCAGTTTTACTTTGGTCTCAATTACTTCTTTCTTGTCTTGATTGAATTCTGTGATTTCTTTAGCTAGGCGAGAAACTACGAAGTTTTCTAGCTTGCTGAAGTTATCACTCATTACCTTTTGATCTTCGTAAAGCTCTGAAAGCTCATTAGCAAGCTTACGGAAAACAAATTCCTGCATCTGCTTAGTGTCTGCTTTCATCTTCTTTGCATACTTTGCCTTAGCTTCTACTAGCTGCTTCTTGTCCTCAACGAACTCAGCAATCTCGCTAGCTAGGCGTTCTGAGAGCATCTTATCTAGTGATTCTACCATCACTGACTTTTCATGCTCAAACTTTTGTGCAAATTCTTCACGAAGCTCTAAAGTTACTTGGTCGCGATTCTCTTGGATCTTGTTGTTCCAAGCTTCTTCGATTTCCGCCTTGATATCTTCGGAAACCACATTGTTTTCGAATAGATTTTTTAGTACTTCCAACATATGTGATTCTCCTCTGTTATTGGAGCCCGCGTATAATATTCACGAGTTGTTCTTTTAAAAATTTCTGTGCCCTAGGATCGTGCCTGACTTCATTTGCTAAGTTAAATGCCTTGTTTCCACCTCGTGCGTTCATGAGATGTTCGTAGATTGGTGTTGGATAAGCGCCAGGTGCAGATGGTTGTGCGACAACATCAACAGTTACGATCTCAAAGTCACTAACTTGACCTGAACCGTCTTCTTTGACATTGCCGCTACCACGACTACTAACGCCTAATTTAACGCCTGCTTCTACCATGGTTTTCACCAATTGACCCATCGGAGTTGGCAAAATCTTTAGCTTGCCGTAACCGTTAGGTCCATCCATCCACATTTCTGTGATCATGTGTGACACACGATCTAGATTGATCTTTAGATCTGCTGGATGGTCTACTTCCCCAAGGACACTATAACCACCTTTAATTTGGTCATTGAGTGTTTTGACAGCCTTAGCGATTTCGGAGACTGGATACACCCTCTGATTAGCGTTCTTCACGCCACCTTGGATGCATATACCCTTCATGTGAAGGTCTTTACCTTCTTTACCATCGCTCTCAACGACCATACCTGCTTGGTCGAATGTTAGGTGTTCCTGGAGATAGATCACTATTTTTTATTCCTTACTTAAAAACGCTCGTCTTGTTGATGCCGCTAACTTCGCCTGCACCCTTTTTCTCTGAACCGTGGCCTTTAGTAACTGGGCTTAGCTTAGTAGCAGCTGCTGAGTTACCTGGCTTGTTTACGTTTCCGCCGTCTTGTGGCTTAGTTGTTGGATCAAGTAGTCCACCCTTAGTACCTTTAGTGTCAGCATCGCCGCCTTGCACTAGGTTCTTTGCAGTTCCTCCCATGTCGTTCTTCTTAGCAACAGATGACTTTGTGTTAGTTCCGGAAACTTCGCTAGTTCCTGCAACTTTACCGCCCTTGTATGGCTCGCCGATCTTGTCAACATATTCTCTCATCATTTCGGCTGGGCTAAGATCGATCTCTTCAACTTCTTCTTCAAAAGCTGGCATCATTGATTCGTCTTCTTCGTCCTCATCACCAAAATTTGGATCATCGATCCCGTCATGGTGTTCTGGCTCGTGCTCTTCGTCGCGCATTAGGGCATCAAATTCTGCTTTAAGATCAGCTAGAGCATCTTCTAGGTCATCGATACGATCTTCTGCGGAACCTTCTTCTTCGTCACTGTCCATGTCATCCATGTCTGAATCATCAGCATCGTGTGCTGGCTCTTCAACATCATGCATCATGTCGTCGGTTTCGTCACCGCCTTCTTCTTCACCAAAGCCGAAATTTTCGTCCATTTCTTCTTCGTCTTCATCTTCTTCACGTGATTCGTCCATCTCTTCTTCGTCTTCATCTTCTTCACGTGATTCGTCCATCTCTTCATCTTCTTCTTCTGAAGCTTCGTCGATGTCGACTTCTTCGAGATCGCTCTCGATTAGGTTTTCATAAATCTCTCTTGATTTGCTCACTACGATAGTGTGGAAAAGCTCATCTGCTTTTGCTTCTTCGCCATTTACGATGTGCTCAAGAAGCTGTTCAAACATGTTCTTGGTTGCCATTGGGTAATCTCCTTCAGTTAGGCTGTCAATATATATTTAAAGGATAGATGACACGGATGCTAGATAATAGGCGAAATTTAGCTGATTTGGAGATCATGAGCTGCTAGAAGCTCTTTTATTTTCTACAAAGATATTTATCACAGCAAAAAAATATTATATTATACTATAATAGTCTTTAAGCCGGTGCTGCTTCCGGAGGAGGTGGAGCATACATCTTGCTGATAAATTCAGCATCTTTTAGTTTTTCTATAGCGTGCTGATCGCTAGCTTTCCTCAGATGGTTTATCTGTTTTAAGGTCAACCTTATCTTCCTAGTATCGCCTTTCTTCAAGATAGAATCATCGTTAGCAGGGACGTATCTATCGTCCTTGCTCATCTCGTTATCATCATTGAAGTAAAACAGTTCTCTCAGTATCATGCAAATATTTATCTATCAAGCGCCAGGTGCAGGTGCTGGTGTTCCGGAAGGAGTAGCTACAGGTGTTGATACTGGAGCAGCAGTCGCATCAGGTGATCCTTCACCGCCTTCTGCTCCCTCAGGCGGAGCCATACCACTCTCGAGGCTGTCTGAATTGATTCCAACACCGCGTAGTTCAGCCGCTGATCCTTCGTCCTCGCTTGCGACTTCACGGTTTTCTTCTCGCCACATGCGTTCGTTTTCTGCTATTTCTTCTGCGCTTAGACCTAAGAATCTCTTCATAGCAAAACGCTTGCTCATATAAGGAACTTCTTGCAATGATGAGAAGGTCTGTACTCTCTGTGTGTCTAGTTCACTCAAACGATAGGCAGCGAAGTTCTGGGGTGGGTTAAAACTTAGATTGAATATGCTTCCGTCTATCATTATACCTTGTTGATGTAGATATAGTTTAAATTCGGTATCAAACGTATCTTCCATGAGGCTCTGCAGACGTTCGCAATATTTGTTAAAACGCAGTTCCTGTATGTAAGCAGTACCTACTTTACCATCATTGAAAGTAGATGCGCTGTCATCTGCACCTGTAGGCAGATAGCTGCTAGGTATGCGCAATGCACGGAATAGTTTGTTAGTGAAAAAGCGCAGATCGTCGATCTCGCCTAGGTTAGTACCACCTGGTAATGTATCAACCTTAGAACCGCGACCTTCAGCAGTCTGTGGGAAGAAATAGTCTTCGTTTATGCTCAATGGATTATAGCTGGCGTCAATAACACTAGTTCCACCTCCAGTAGCACTAGGTATGCGTCGTTGATGTATCTCGTTCTTTACACGCTCGACAAACTGCATAGCCATGTGGCTTGGCATGTTGCCTACATCGATGTAGAACACGCGGCGTTCAGGCGCACGCTGTACACGATAGATGATGATAGCATCTTCCAGCAGTTCTTTCTGCTTGTAGACTTTGAATACTGACTCTAGCAGTGAATTGCCAAAAGGATAGTTGTTGTCTATACCTTCACTGAGGCTGATGTGTACTACATGACCAGCTTCAATAGCATGCTCATTCTGTGCAATGCTGAATCGTGTACCTGCCTGTTGTGGATATGCTCCAGTCATTCCACGTGCGCCAGCACCGCCGCTGACATAAGCAGTGCCACCTGGCTGTGTGTTCTGCGTTGACGGATTGATCTGCGTGACTACTAGATGTTGGAAATTGGGGTTTAGGTCACGTATTACATACTGTTCTGGTTTCTTGCCGTCGCTTTCGTTGACGATAATCTTAGTAACCTTACCTGGATCGATGTAGTACCACTTCTTAGTTTCAGGATCTCTTATGAAAAAACTGTCTCCATATTTACAGGTGTTGCGGAATATACGGAACATGCGTGTTTCTAGCTTCTGCAATCTGCTCCACTTCTGTAGATAATCTTTCAGTATCTTTATCTCAGTAGTGCTAGCATCGTCGCGCAGCTTGATATAGAAAGGAGTACCATTGTCGCGGCTTTCCTGCGTGCTGAATTCTGAAATAATGTCTAGAGCAGCATTTACTTCCGAATCCATATCCATAGTATCATACTGTATATAACGCTCTATACGGTTTGGGCTACCAGTGTAGACGTCAGGAAGATATGAGCTGTAATTGGTCTTAGTGGCATTTGATCCCTGTCCGCTGATCGCGCTCGATCTACCACTTTGATTTACGGGTGAAAAGTATTTCTTCCATGACATCCTGTTATTGCCCTATCATTACAGTGCGCTGCCTCTTCCGCGGACAGCATCTACTAGATCTTTGTTGTTATCTCTGATCTGTGTAGTCAACACGATCATCTGATCTAGTTGTGTATTTAACTTATCATTAGACCCAGTGCCGGCAGTTCCGGCACCGCTCACCTGTGAAAGGGCTCCGGTTATCTGCTCAAGGTTGCTCTTACCACCGCCAAAAATTCCTTTACCTTCGTTAGCTATAGAACTTAGTGCTTTGTTTAATTCGTCTATCTCGTTGTTTAGATTCTTGATAGACGCAGCGAATGTGTCTATAGCCTTAGCTTGATCTCCAAAATCTTGACCTACTATAGTCTTTACGTCATTGAGCGTAGAAACTACAGCTTTCATGTTGCCTGCGTCTATCTTATTAAATGCTTGGAAACTATCAGCAAACTTACCTATGCCGTTGTCGCCTTTTAGCCAATTACCAAAAGCAGCACCAATGCTATCTAGGATACCTCCACCTTCTCCGGTAAACAGTACTAATGCTTCATGTAATGCTTTAAGTGGTTCTGCTACTGCTGATATTTTAGTTGCATCAATGTTACCAAATGCTCCAAGAGAAACGGCTAGTTTTCCAAGTCCGTCTGAACCAAACAATGATAATAGTCCTGCGCTTGCCCCCATCTCTAGCAGCGCACTAGATAATGGGCCTAAAGCTTTCCCTACATCTGCTAGTTTACCAGCATCAACTGTTGCTAGCTGACCAATAACGTCTGGTATAGATTTAAATCCAGCTACTACTGAGTCAATAACTCCTTTCACGCCGTTGGCCCAGCTGTCCATAACCTTGCTGAGGCCACCGAGAACGCTTTCAATACCTGCGCCAACATCTTTTATTACAGAACCAAAACCTTTAAAAACATCTCCTAAACCTGTCAGTATCTTACCTAATCCTTCACCGCCAAACCCTGCTGCTACTGTTAGTGCAGCCAAAGCTAGAGTAATAGCCACTATAGGTTCTTGTAACAGCAGCATTCCACCAACAAACGCAGCAAATCCTAGTATCAATATGCCGCTACCTGCCTCGATATAAGTTCCTAGTTCTTTTAATGAAGGCAGAAGAGATGATAGTATATCACCTAGAGACGATCCCGATTTATCTAGATCAGATAATTGGCTGTTTACACTAGCTAGTTGTTTTTCTTGTTCGCTAGTATCGGCACCATATGCCTTACCTCTTTCAACCGATTCAGTCAGCTGAGCCTGTTTAGCAGTGAGGTCTTCTCGTTTCTGCCCTCTACCTGTAAACGAATCTACTATGGTCCTAAATACCTTACCTGCAACATCAGTGATTATAGGAGCCACTTTATCAAAGATGACGGTAAATCCAGCCTTCAATGCATCGATCAGATCTTTACCTTCCATAGCTTTTGATATATCAGTGAACAGTGAATCAAAGAATTCTCCTACTTTTGATATTCCACCGCTATCGAGATTAGAAAAAGAATTTGCTAGATTTTCAATCGTAGTCATGACCTTTTTCCAAATATCTGAATTAAAGATACGATCAAAAATGTTATTTTTCAATTTTTCAATTACTGTACTAAATCTACCCATCTGTTCTGTAGTAGCTTGCCTTTTTTTCTGCTCAGCAACCATCGCTTCGTAATTTGCATTCTGTATGAC